AGGAGGAGACCCTGCGCTCGGGCGGCGTATGCCGCCGCGTAATAACTCGTTTTTCGGTTGGCTGAACTATGATGAGTTTTCAGCACGAACGCGAGGAATGGATGGGCGGTAAAGGTTCAGGACGCAGGCCGAAACCGATTGAGCAGAAACGCCGCATCGGTAATCCAGGTAAGCGGAAGTTGCCTTCACGCGAGAACGCCGAAGTAATCGTGTTGCCGTTCCGAGATATCCCTGAGCCGCATCGCCCGATTGCGACTGCGTTTGGTCGGCGGATGTGGGATGCCGTATGGAGCGCTGGCGCGGCCTGGCTGAAGCCGCAGATGGACGCGGAGTTAGTGCTGATGGCGTGTGAAGCGATAGATGAGCGCGTTCAGTTGAGGAACCAGGTTATGCTGAATACTGCGTCATGGCGAGAGAGAAGAGGGTTGCGTGAGTTGGATAAACAGATTGCGTCACTCCTCGGCCAGATTGGGTTCTCCCCGACTGACCGCGCCAACCTGGGCATAGGAGAAAGCAAGACACATGAGTTCCACGAAATCAGAGCGCGCATCCAAGCGAAGAGGGATAACGCCTAACCAGGCTTGGGAACCAGCGTTCTACACAGGCCGTAGATATGAACGCACCGATGGCGATGAACTAATTCGCTTCGCGGAGAACCACTTCCGCGTCATGAAAGGGTTCCGCGCTGGTGAGCCGCTGGAGTTCACGAAGTGGCAACGGTGGCTGTTGCGTGGCCTTATGGAACGAAACGATGACGGAAGGTTGCGTTACCGTCGCGCACTTATCGGCCTTCCCCGTAAGCAAGGTAAGTCCTTGATGGGTTCAGCGCTTGCGGTGTATTCCATGATTGCTGGAGAGCCAGGCGCGGAGGTGTACGCGGTGGCTGGTGACCGCCAGCAGGCGCGCATCATCTTCAACGAAGCGAAGCAGCAGGTTCAGAACTCACCGATGTTGTCTCAGGTGACGAAGGTTTATCGTGACGCGCTGGAGATGCCTTCGTTCGGTTCGGTATTCCGCGTGTTGTCCAGCGAGTTCAAAGGCCAGGCAGGATTGAATCCGTCAATGGTTCTCTTTGATGAGTTATGGAACCAGGGTGACAGCGAACTGTTTGACCAGATGACGCTCGGTTCTGGTGCGCGCCTTGAACCACTCGTCGTTGCGATTACCACCGCTGGCTACGACCTAGACACTTTGGCTGGCCGCTTGTACCACTACGGGAAGCAATGCGCGCAAGGTGAGGTTGAGGATGAGTCGTTCGGGTTCTGGTGGTGGGAAGCCGCCGCTGATTGCGATATCAAAGACAAGACTGCCTGGAAGAGAGCGAATCCGAACATCGCGGAAGGCCTCCTTGACCCTGATGACATGGATACCGCCACGAAGCAAACCACCGAATCAGCGTTCAGGCGATGGCGCTTGAACCAATGGGTACGCACACAGGAATCGTGGCTACCTGCTGGCGCGTGGGAACGGTGCGTCAGCGACCTTGACCTTGACCAAGAACTACCTGTCTGGGTTGGCATTGACATGGCGTTGAAGCACGACAGCATCGCCGTAGCGATAGCACAACCACAGGCTGACCGCGTTGTGGTGCGCGCCCGTATCTGGCAACCAAAGGATGAAGGCGTTGATGTGTCCGAGATTGAGGCCTACCTACGCGAAGTTCACTTGAAGTATCGGGTTACGGAGTTCGCGTTTGACCCTGCCTACTTCCAGCGTTCAGCAGAAATCTTGATTGACGAAGGATTACCGATGAGTGAGTTCCCACAAACGGGGCAACGAATGGTTCCAGCCTGCGGCCAAACCTATGAACTGATAGTTCAAGGCAAACTCGCGCACGATGGCCTACCAACATTCACCGACCAGGTTCTCTCCGCTGCGCAACGCATGACCGATACGGGATGGCGATTGAGTAAAGGCAAGAGCAAGCGCAAGATTGACGCTTGTATCGCTATGGTTATGGCCGTGGATAGAGCAACACGCAGACAACAACCAGCCGATGACGCACCGATGGTTATCAACCTATGGTGAAACCGTGGCGAACCTGGTTCAATCGGGCGGCGATAACCACAGGTCTTGAGGTAATCGGCGCACTATTGGTCGTGATTGGTGTAACATCATGGTCGCTGACTGCTGGAATAGTGGTCGGTGGCCTGGCACTCATCGGAATTGGATACCTAACGGCATGAGCATCTTCAAGAGAACTGAGAAGCGCGCACTCCCGTTGAACATTGACCCGTACCAGATTACGGCTCGCCCACTCTTCAATAACTACTCAGGTGAGTTGGTGAATGAGAATACGGCTTTCGCGCATAGCGCCTTGACCGCGGCGGTGACACTTCTGGCTGATTCCATCGCAGTCATGCCGCTGGAACTATTGCGTGAGCGTGGTGGCCGCACCGAACGCCTGCCAACACCATCAGTTCTCATCAAGCCGAATGACTATCAGACGATGTTTGACTTCATTCATCAAACCGTCTTGATGTTGGCACTTCACGGTTGCGCATACATCTACGCGCCACGCCGACCAGGTGAACTCCCACCAGAAATGAAGAACATTCACCCTGGCCAAGTCAAAGATTTGGTTGATGACGCTGACGGAACGCTCACCTACGAAATCAACAGGCAGGAATACAGCGCGAACGAGATTCGTTCCATCCATTGGCTGTTGTTCCCTGGCCGTACACGCGGCCTTTCACCGCTTGAGATTCAACGCAACACAGTCGGTATGGGTATCGCTATGGATAGGTTCCTGGCGCAGTTCTACGGCGAAGGCGCGACACCATCATCCGTTCTTGAAACAGACCAACGCATCACGCCAGACCAAGCAGACCTCATGCGTCAAACCTGGGAAGACTCCCATTACAAGCGCCGCAGGCCAGCAGTCCTCACAGGCGGATTGAAGTGGCGCAGTATCACCACGAGCGCTTCCGATATGCAAATGATTCAACATCGTGAAAGCATCATCCGAGACATCGCTCGCGCCTACCGTATTCCACTTCACCTGATTCTCGGTTCGGGTGGTGACTCGCAGACCTATCAGAATGTTGAGCAGGCTGGTATCAACTTCGTTCGCTACACGCTTCTCCCTTGGATGCGCCGTATTGAAGACGCGATTAGCGAGATGCTTCCACTTACGCAGAAGGTTCGGTTCAACGCTGATGAGTTTATGCGCGCCGACCTTACGACCAGGGTGAACGCCCAGCGAACACAAATCTTGTCTGGAACACTTTCACCGAACGAAGCGCGACAGCAAGAGAACCGCGAACCGTATGAAGGTGGAGATACATTTATGACCCCAGCCACCACGCCTCCAGCAGGCATTGACGCAGTACCACCAGAACGATGAAAACAACTCAAGTAACCGTAGGCACAACGCCAACACTTGTCGTGAACGGAGATGACCAGAATCGGTACATCTATCTACAAATTGTCGATAGCGCCACGATTTATGTCGGTGATAGCACCGTCAGCACAAGCAACGGTATGCCGCTAGAAAAGCACAGCGCTCCACATGAGTTCTTTCTGCCAATCAAACAGAAGATGTACGCAATCGTCACATCCCAGGTCGGTTCCGCAGACTTGCGTATCTTGACACCTGATGTGGACTAGAAGTGCCGTACACCGTTACCGATTCCGCGAATGGCTGTTTAGGCTGGGCAGTAGTCAAAGAAGGCGAGAACACACCTATACCTGGCGGTTGCCACACGACGCGAGCAGATGCGATTGCGCACATGGTCGCAGTAGAGGCCGCTTACCAAGATGGAGAACAGTCATCAAGCGTTAGTGAAAGCGATGATGCAGAATCGCGACAGGCCGTGAACCTGATTGCCCCAGCGTTCATGAAGGCTTCCGCGAGGCGTGGCCTCCGTTTACACGAAGAAGGTTTCAGCGGCGATGGCTTGAAGCCGCAAACAGTTGAAGACGCGAGGAAGATGGCTGAAGGAGTGGCGTTATCTGAAGATAAGTGGCGTCGCATAGCACCGTGGATAGCGCGCCATATCGTTGACCTTGACGCTGTTCAGGGTGATGAGATTACGGCTGGCCTTGTGGCGATGTTGTTGTGGGGTGGCGGTAGTAGTAAGGCTTCAGCGCGCCGCGCCCAGGCTTACGCTGAACGCCTCGTAGCGAGGCTTGATGAAGAGAAGCGTTACGACGAGAATCAGCCGCGCGACCCAGACGGCAAATTTGGTTCAGGTGGTGGCGGAAGTGATGATGATGAGGAGTTTGAAGAAGATTTCAACACGATGATGTTGCCAGATGATGGTGATGACACACCTGATGAGTGGCTTGATGTTGAGGCTGGTACGGGTGATTCAGCCAGAATTGATGAGAGCAAAGTCATTGACCGACAAGCCGACTATGTCGCAGACTTATCAGAAGACCAACTTCAAGCCATTGACTTATATACGGGTTCAGAGTTTGAACTTATAAATGATTACATGAGGGAAAGTCGGTTCACCAACCCTGATGACGAACTTGAAGAAACGATAAATAGATTAGAAGCAACTATCGCGGATGCGCCATCCCTATCAAATGCACAACTCGTTTATCGTGGTGCCAGCCTGCAAACTTTCGGCGTAAACAGCATTGGAGAATTAGAACTCAAACTCGGAGAATCGTTTCAAGATGATGCCTTCATTAGTACCTCTTTCAGGGAACAGGTCGCTGATGACTTCGCTGACAGGCCTGATGAGATAGTGATTGAGATGCGTTTGCCTGCAGGCACTTCTGGCCTGGCGGTTAGCACTATGTCATACAACTATCAAGAATCTGAGTTGATTCTCCTGCCAGGCCAAATGAGGTTGGTCGGCATACGCGATGAACGCCATGTTGTCGTTGAGTATGGCGAATGATGAACATCATGCCTGGTATTCTGTTAGGCTCACACCATGAGTAAGAAGAAGTTCGTCTATTCCAAAGACACCAAACTGAAGCCTGTCGAGAAGGATGAGCGTTCCGTTCAATCACAGGATGTGGAAGTTCGTCACGCTGGTTGGGTTTCTCGTGAGCGTGATGGCCGTTCAGTTGCTTACACGAACCTTGAATTACGCGCTCTTGAAGATAAGAACACACTCATTGGTTATGCCGCTGTCTTTGATTCACCTAGCGAGCCGATGCCGTTCATTGAGTATGTGCGTCGTGGCGCGTTCTCCAAGACCTTGAATGATGGCGCTGATGTGCGCCTGCTGATTGACCATGAAGGCGTTCCCCTGGCTCGCACCAAGTCTGGCACCCTGGCGTTAGAGGAAGATGAGCGTGGCCTCCGCGTTGAGGCAGAACTTGACCCAGCGAATCCAGACGCCATGCGAGTGCTGTCGGCCATGCGCCGCGGTGACCTGTCGCAGATGTCGTTCGCGTTCCGAACCGTCAAGGATTCCTATAACTCTGACCGTAGCGTTCGCGAGTTGAAAGAAGTTCAACTGTTTGATGTCTCCATCGTGACCTTCCCAGCGTATGAGGAAACGGTTGCCGAGTTGCGAAGCCGTAATCTC